AAGACGTGTTTATTATTACTTGACCTAGGGAAAACCCTCCCCCATAGGATTCCTACCACCCTTTACAAATCTGTGGTATATTTATTTTGTTGGTGGTCTCTGGGCATGACGCGATGTAACGGGATCATAGAGATGAGATGCGAGGAATCAATAAGCCCTGAACGCACTCAACCATCAACACTTTTTAACGGAGTGCCAATTTTCCTCCTATGCAAGACTTAGTACCTAACATTGATGCTAACGTGCCCCTACCCGCTTCAGCAACAGAAGCGATGCCCGAGCTTTCCGTCAAGGAAGAGCTTGAAATGCGGGCCAGAACAGTCAAAATGCTTGCTGACTTACAGGGGAAACCCATAGAAGTCACCGAAGAACACCGAGGGCAAGCCATGCAGGTGGTTGAGCAGGTCGCCATGAACAAGGCAGACCCCAACCTTGCCAAATATCCCAACGAAACCATTGCATACCTAGCCGGTATGGTTGCTCAATACGACTATATGGTCGTGCGCGAGCTGGTTGACTTGAAGAAATATGTTGTAAATAAGCTACTACTTGAGACAGCTAGTGAAGACCCCAAGGTCAGGCTAGGTGCAATCAAGGCTTTGGGTGAAATTGATGGTGTTGATGCGTTCAAGAAACGCTCAGAAGTCACAATTAAGCATAAAACAATGGATGAAGTTGAGATAGAGCTGCTTGAAACGCTCCAAAGACTTGAAAAACGCACAATTGATGTCCACGCTAAGGTAGTTCGCAGTGAAGATAACGCCTGAGCAAGTAAAAAAGATCAAAGAGTCCGTGCCGTTTATGCCGGACGACGAAAAACGTGCAACTTTGGAGCTTCTGAAGGAGTACGACAACAATTCTGTGCAGTATGTAGGCAAAGACTCACTCTTAGAGTTTGCAAATCACGTATATCCGGGCTATATCGTAGGACCACACCACAGAAGGCTTGCCAGAATCTTTGAAGAGATAGCAGAAGGCAAGAAAAAGCGGGTTATTGTCAATATTGCACCGCGTCACGGCAAGTCTGAACTCATTTCTTACCTAGCTCCTGCATGGTTTTTAGGTAAATACCCTCATAAAAAGGTCATTATGGCCTCCCATACGGCAGATTTGGCGACAAATTTTGGCCGTAGAGTGCGTAATTTGGTGGGTTTGGACGCCTATAAAGACATCTTTCCACAGGTAGAACTGCAGGCTGACAGCAAGTCTGCGTCACGTTGGGGCACTAACTTTAACGGAGAATACTTTGCTATTGGTGTCGGAGGCGCTCTTGCTGGTCGTGGCGCTGATTTATTTATTATTGACGACCCCCATTCTGAACAAGAGGCTAAAACCGGGCGACCGGACGTATTCATTCCTGCTTGGGAGTGGTTTCAGTCTGGCCCTCTCCAGCGTCTTATGCCGGGCGGCGCTATCATTATTGTAATGACAAGGTGGTCAAAACTTGACTTAACTGGGCAAATTATTGCCCAAATGGGTCGAGAAGAGGGGGTAGACCCTTGGGAAGTGGTCGAGTTTCCTGCCATCCTTGATGACAAGCCACTTTGGGGGGCTTTCTGGTCTCTTGAGGAATTACTGTCTAAAAAAGCAGGTATGGACCCCCGGTACTGGCAAGCCCAGTACATGCAGAACCCCGTCTCTGAAGAAGGCGCTCTTATTAAGAGGGAGTGGTGGCAGATATGGGATAAGGATGACCCGCCCATGTGCGAGTTCACCATCATGTCCCTTGATGCTGCGCAGGAAGCTAATACCCGTGCTGACTATAACGCCCTAACTACTTGGGGTGTGTTCTTTAACGAAGACACTAAAAACTACGCCGTTATTCTACTTAATTCCATTAAGAAACGTATGGAGTATCCGGAATTAAAGCAGCTAATATTAGAAGAGTATAAGGAATGGGAACCTGATGCGTTTATCGTAGAGAAGAAGTCTAACGGCTCGCCGCTCTATCAAGAATTTAGACGCATGGGCATACCTGTTGGAGAGTTTACTCCGGGTAAAGGACAAGATAAGATTGCACGCGTGAATGCGGTGTCTGCGCTGTTCCAAGGTGGAGTGGTGTTTGCACCTGATCGCAGATGGGCAAGAGAAGTTATTGAGGAGTGCAACGACTTCCCGTCGGGCACTAATGACGACTTAGTTGACTCAACAACACTAGCGCTCATGCGGTTTAGACAAGGTGGGTTTATCAGGCTTGCAAGTGACGAGCCGGACCCAATACCACTTTTTAAAAGCAAGCGTGGCCAAGGCTACTATACAGTTTAAGGACGAATCATGTTAGATAAAGCACTATATCAAGCACCTATGGGTATTGACAGTATGGAGGCCGAACCGATCGAGATCGAGATTGAGGATCCAGAAAGTGTGAAGATTGGTATGGGCGACATCGAGATTGATCTTGTTCCTCAGAAACAAAGCAGTGAAGGGTTTGATGACAACCTCGCTGAGTACATGAACGACAGTGAGTTAGCTAGTTTAGGCAGCGAGCTCGTTGCAGATTTTGACAAAGACATTGGTGACCGCAAAGACTGGATACAGACATACGTAGATGGTCTCAAACTTCTTGGCTTAAAGTACGAGGACAGGACAGAGCCATGGCAAGGCGCATGTGGCGTGTTCCACCCGATGCTCACTGAGTCTGTTGTTCGCTTTCAGAGCGAAGGCATTATGGAGACCTTCCCTGCCGCAGGTCCCGTGAAAACACAGATCATTGGTAAGGACACACCCGAGAAAGAAGAAGCCTCCACACGCGTGCGTGAGGACATGAACTACCAGCTTACTGATGTGATGCAGGAGTATCGCCCTGAGCATGAGAAGATGTTGTGGTCATTACCACTTGCAGGTAGCGCGTTCAAGAAGGTGTACTACGACCCAAGTCGTGGTCGTCAAGTTGCTGTGTTCATCCCAGCAGAAGACATCGTCGTGCCATACGGTGCAGCAGATCTATCTACAGCTCCTCGCGTGACTCACGTCATGCGTAAGACAGAAAATGAGTTAGCAAAGCTCATGGCAGCGGGCTTTTACAGTGATGTGGACTTAGGTGATCCCGTCCATCAGCTCGATGATATTGAGAAGCAAAAAGCCCAAGAGCAAGGCTTCACTGCGATACAAGACGACCGCTATCGCATACTTGAGATGCAGGTTGATCTTGATCTGCCCGGTTATGAAGACATAGATAAAGATGGCAACCCCACAGGTATTGCTCTGCCATACATCGTGACAATCGAGAAGGGCACATCTACTATTCTTGCTATCCGTCGTAATTGGTACGAGGATGATCCGCTTCACTTAAAGCGTGAGCACTTGGTTCACTATCAATACATTCCGGGGTTTGGCTTCTATGGATATGGTCTTATTCACCTTATCGGCGGATATGCGAAGAGCGCGACCATGCTCATCAGGCAACTCGTTGATGCAGGTACGCTCTCTAATTTACCGGGCGGACTCAAGTCAAGAGGGCTCAGAGTTAAAGGTGACGACACGCCGATCGCTCCGGGAGAGTTTCGTGATGTCGACGTACCAAGCGGTTCCATTAGAGACAATATCCTGCCTCTGCCTTACAAAGAACCCAGTCAGGTTCTCTTCGCGCTGTTCCAGAACATTGTGCAAGAGGGTAGGCAGTTCGCATCTTCAGGAGACATGAACGTCAGTGACATGAGTGCGCAAGCACCCGTGGGTACTACACTTGCTCTGCTTGAGAGGCAACTTAAAGTGATGGGTGCGGTGCAAGCTCGCATGCACTACTCGATGAAGCAAGAGTTTAAGTTGCTCAAGAACATCATCGCTGACTACACACCAGAAGACTACAGCTACGACCCGATCGAGGGTTCACGCAAGGCCAAGAAGTCTGACTACGACTCTACTGATGTGATTCCTGTGTCTGACCCCAACGCGGCAACAATGGCGCAGAAGATTGTTCAGTATCAAGCTGCGTTGCAGCTGGCACAAACTGCTCCACAGTTATATGACATGCCGCTGTTGCATCGCCAGATGATTGAGGTGCTTGGCATCAAGAACGCTGCGAAGTTGATCCCCATCGAGGAAGACCAAGTGCCAACTGATCCAGTCACTGAGAATCAGAATTTGCTTACAGGTAAGAAGCCTGTCAAGGCATTCATGGAGCAGAACCATCAAGCTCACATTACTGCACACATGTCGATGGCGCAGGACCCCAAGGTGTTGGCGTTGATGGCTAACAACCCGATGGCTCAGCAGATTCAAGCCGCTGTCATGGCTCACGTCAATGAGCACTTAGGCTTTGAGTATCGCAAGCAGGTCGAGATGCAGATCGGCGTATCTCTGCCTACAGAAGAGCAGAACAAAGCAGTGCCTCCAGAAATCGCAGACCAGATAGCTGTAATGATAGCGCAAGCGTCTACAAACATCACGCAAGCAAACGTTGCAGAAGTCCAACAGCAAGAAGCTCAGCAGAAGATGCAGGACCCCATCGTCCAGATGCAGATGCAAGAGTTGCAGTTGAAGCAAGGTGAGTTGCAGCTCAAGCAGCAAAAGCAACAGATCGAAGCAGCCGCTAAAGCTGACCAGATTCGTATTGAAGAGTCTCGCATTGCAGCGCAGAAAGAGATCGCAGCTATGCAGGTTGCAGCCACATCTGCAGCGGCACGCGATAAGTTAGCCCGGCAATCGGAGATCGAAGGAGCAAGACTGGGTGCGGATATTGCGAAACACAAATCGCAGATGTCGCATCAGAGAGCGCAGGCTGTTGTCAATAGGACACAGAGCAAACAAGCACCACAACCACCTAAGAAAGGGGATTAATTGAAAGAGTACAAAGTACTGGCGCATGTCGCCAGAGAGATTGAAAAATATCGACAGGAGCGAGAAGCCTATGTTGCAGCGGGTAGAGCCGACAACATAGAAGACTATCGCAGTGTCTGCGGGGTAATCCGAGGTCTCAACCTAGCAGAAAACATCATTAATGAGCTCGTGCAAAAAATGGAAAACTCTGATGACTGAATTTGACGTAAAGGCAGTTGATTTGTCTGGCATCCTTAATACAAGTGCTGAACAAAAAGCTAAACAATTACCTGACCCTAAGACTTTTCATATCCTATGCGTGGTTCCTGAAGCCATGGAGGAATATGCTGACAGTGATGTCGGTTTGATTAAGTCTAGTCAATCTATGCACTACGAAGAAGTGCTAACCCCTGTGTTGTTTGTCGTCAAGCTTGGGCCTGACTGCTACAAAGATACCGCTCGTTTCCCTAGCGGTGCGAGTTGCAAGGAAGGTGACTTTGTCATCGTCCGACCAAATTCAGGCACACGCCTGAAGATTCATGGCCGAGAGTTCCGCATCATCAATGATGATTCGATCGAGGCTGTTGTTGAAGATCCGCGCGGAATTACCCGTGCTGCATAAAGGATGAACCATGCCAGTACCTGAATTTAAAGGCGAAGAGTTTGAGTTTCCTGATGAAAAGGAAGCTAAGGGTAAACCCGAAGAACCCGCATTTGAGATTGAGATTGAAGACGATACTCCAGAACAGGACCGTGGCCGTAAACCAGCCCCTGCTCCAGTAGATGAAGTTACAGATGAAGAGTTAGCTTCTTATGATGAGAAGGTCCAGAAACGGATCAAGAAATTCACAAGAGGCTATCACGACGAGCGTAGGGCTAAAGAAGAAGCCGTACGTGAACGCGAAGCAGCAGAAGCCTTTGCTCGCCAAGTCTATGAGGAGAATAAAAAACTCCAAGCTAGACTGGAGAACGGAAGCAAGGTTCTAGTTGAGCAGACTAAGAGCGCTGCTACTAGAGACCTGCAAATAGCTAAAGAGCAATATAAGAAAGCTTTTGAAGCTGGAGACCCAGATGCTATTGTTCAAGCTCAAGAAGCTATCGCTAAAGCGGCAGTACGGGTAGATAAAACCGCTAGTATGAAGCCTATCAAGGCCAAAGAACCCGCGTTTACTCCCCCTCCCCAGAGGCAAGAGCAACCTGCTAACAATATCAACCCCCGCACTAAACAGTGGCTAGAAAAAAACAATAGCTGGTTTGGCGTGGAAGAAGATATGACAAGCATGGCGATGGGGCTTGACAGGAAATTACAACGCGAGTATGGTGCGGACTATATTGGTACGGAGGAGTATTTCCGAACAATTGACGCT